ACTTGGTGTGCCACTTGAAGAGTACGCAAAACACGTGAAGGAGGCGTAAATGACTGATACAAAGATAAACAAAAACTCGAGAAATATTGAAACCCGTGAAAAGGATGCACGAAAGAGGGGATGGGTTCCTCCAAGCAACCTAGAAGCACCAGAACCACCAGAGGGTTTTCACCACAGGTGGGTGAGGTCGGAATATCGTGGTATGTCTGATGAAAAAAATATCATTGGCAGACTACGAAGCGGATATGAATTTGTAAAACACGATGAGTATCCCGATAGATTGGATTTACCTTCTATCGCTGACGGCAAATACAAAGGTGTCATAGGTATAGGCGGATTATTATTAATGCGCTGTCCAATTGAGGTGAAAGAAGATCGGGATGATTATTTCCGTAATCTTACAAATCAAAAGACAGATGCCATTGAAAATGATCTACATAAACAGGAGCATCCAGCTATGCCAATCCATCAGGAAAGGCAGAGCAGAGTAACATTTGGAGGCAAAAAATCTTAATAAGTAAGATCATTATGTCTCTAAAAAATTTAGGAGACTACTATGGCTAACATAGATCAAGCTTTCGGTCTTAGACCAATAGCTAAAGTTGGTTCTGCCCCTGGTGGAACAACTGGTACGACTAAATACTCTATTACAAGTGGCGCAAGCGCATTATTTACAGGAGACCCCGTTAAGCCAAAGGCTGACGGATCAATTGAGGTAGCAACTGCTGGCGACCCTATTAGAGGTATTTTTTTAGGATGTTTCTACACAGATCCATCCACAGGCAAACCTAGATATAACAACACTTTCCCCAACGGTACGGTGGCAAGTGATGCTATAGCTTTTGTTGCTGATGATCCTGACCAATTATATATTGCTCAGCAAGATTCAGTTGCAAGCAATCTAGTAGCAGCTGACTTAAACCAAAACTGTGATCTAGTTTTTGGTGCTGGTTCTACCACTTCGGGTATTTCTGGTGTAGAAATTGATTCAAGTTCTAAAAATACTACTGCAGCACTTCAGGTGAAGTTGATTGATTTTTATGACACACCGAGTAATGACGCTACGGCTAATAACTCTGTTCTTGTTATAAAACTTAACAATTCTGATATGAACGGTGGTACTGGAACTGCAGGCGTATAGGAGTAGATTATGGCGATTAATAGAGCGCAACTCGCGAAAGAGCTAGAACCTGGTCTAAACGCCTTGTTCGGTATGGAGTATTCTCGTTATGAAAACGAGCATGCTGAAATTTTTGACCAAGAAACAAGTGACAGAGCTTTTGAAGAAGAAGTAATGTTAGTTGGCTTCGGTGAAGCTGCGGTCAAGCAGGAAGGTTCTGCTGTACAATTTGATACAGCTCAAGAATCTTTCACTGCTAGATATTCTCATGAAACTGTTGCATTAGCATTCAGTTTGACTGAGGAAGCAGTCGAAGACAACTTGTACGATACTTTATCGGCTCGTTACACAAAATCTTTGGCACGTTCAATGGCGTATACAAAGCAAGTAAAAGCAGCGAACATTTTAAATAATGCATTCGCAACTGCTGGTGGCGATGGTGTTTCATTAGTAAACACTGCTCACCCAACTGCTTTAGGTGGCACATTCTCAAACAGAAATGCTACTGATGCTGACTTGAATGAAACCTCATTAGAGCAAGCAATGATTGATATTGCAGGCTTTATCGATGAAAGAGGGCTAAAAGTTGCAATGCAGGGAAGAAAACTAATCATCCCAGTAAACATTCAATTTGTAGCTGATAGAATTTTAAATTCTACTCTAAGAGTTGGTACTGCTGACAATGACATTAATGCAATGAGAAACATGGGTATGTTGCCTGATGGTTATACAATTAACCATTACTTATCTGATACAGATGCATACTTCATTAAAACTGATGCTCCTAATGGATTTAAACACTTCGTAAGAGCTGCCCTTGCTACAGGCATGGAAGGTGATTTCGACACAGGAAACATGAGATACAAAGCAAGAGAGAGATACAGCTTTGGATTTTCAGATCCTAGATGTGTATACGGATCTCAAGGTTCATAAGAATTAACTAAATCTTTCTTAGGTGAAGAAGGCGCTTGTAAGAGCGCCTTTTTTATTTTACAATACTTATCCCAAGACTTAACAAGACAACTATAAGGAGGTTGACATGGGAATAACGACATTTTCAGGTCCTATTAAAGCAGGATCTATAAAAGATACGAGCGGCAATACAGTAGGTTCTGATGTTGCAAATACAGGTTTTGCATTAATGGCTCAATCAGCAGTGATAGACATTATTGGTGCTACCAACACAGCTACAGTAGGTACAATTCCTGCGAATTCACAGATTGTAGATGTAATTTTAAACGTTACAACTGTAGCTAATGATTCTGGAACTGCTACTGTTCAAGTTGGACATTCAGGTGATACTGATGAGTATTTACCAGCAACGAATGTTAAAGCTTTAGGTACAACTAGAGGCACAATCCAAACTGATGGTACTGACATTGGAACAACTGATCAACAAGTTACTGCAACTTATACAGCAGCTAATGCTGATGGTACAACAGGTGCTGCTACAGTTACTGTTCTTTACATTCAGAATAATAACTTAGCATAATGTACGGTATAAAAAATAAACAGTTAACTTCTAGCGGACAAGTAACTACAAAAGTTACTGCAGGTACTAATACACTTAGTGCTCCAGCTAGAGTTCTACAGTTAAGCATTAGATGTGGAGCTACTTTAGGAAGAGTAGACTTGATAGATAATGGTTCAGGTGGAACTGTTAAATATACTGTACCTACTCCTGCAATTGGAGCTGGTGAAGATGAAGTAATGACAATAAGTTTTCCTGATGATGGAATCAGATTTGAAACTGATTTATATTGTTTCTTCAATCAAGCTACACATGTAGAAGTTTTATATGGCTGATAAACAACCACGTAGAAATAAAAAGAATTTCCGCCCTACTGAAAAGGGGGCGGGAATGACTAAAGCTGGGGTCAAGAAATATAGAGCGATGAACCCTGGTTCTAAATTAAAAACAGCAGTTACAGGTAAAGTTAAAAAAGGATCTAAAGCTGCTAAAAGAAGAAAATCATATTGTGCAAGAAGTGCAGGTCAAATGAAACAATTTCCAAAAGCTGCGGCTAATCCTAACTCAAGATTACGTCAAGCTAGAAAAAGATGGAAATGTTAAGAATTTTATTGGTAATATCTATATTATTATTCTCTCAAAAAATTTATGGAGAAACAAACACCGTGTCTTCAACCGTGGTAACGAATTCGACACCGCCTACTGCAAGTGCACCAAGTGTTGTTGTTAACAATTCTGATATTTGTAAAGTAGCAACGTCAGGCGCCATACAAACCAATATATTTGGTTTGGCTACAGGTGTAGTAGTTGACGACGAGCTGTGTCAATTGCTCAAGCTCAGCAGGCAGATGTATGCGGCAGGCTTAAAAGTAGCGGCAGTGAGTATATTAGCACAAGACCCACGAGTTTTTGACAGTTTAGTGATGGCAGGAACACCACCTCCGTATATGGGTGCTATTGGTAGTGAAGCTTTAGAGAAATGGAAATCAAATCCAGATATGATACCAGAAGGTAGCATGGTATTTAAAGATGATGTTTTAAAAATTAATATAAATGAGGATGTAGATGATGGCGAATTCAAAAAGTTTTTATTTTTGGCTATGGCTATGTATATCGGTCTCCCTATCCTTTTCTAGTAAAGCACAAGTAGATTGCTCCACAACAACTGTCGGTTTATGTGACGAGGTTGTTGATCAAGTTATTATTGAAACAGTAACTGAAACAATTGAAATGAAACCCGATGGTATTCTAACTACCACAACCACCGAAAAAGATATTACAACCACCACCGTCGAAAACAAAGATAGCGGTGATATTCTTGATAGTGACAACGGATATGTAGCGACTTCGAAGGATGGTTCAATGGACTCAGACTGGGGTGGCCAAGGACCCGCTAGTATGCCTACAGGGACTTATTGCGGTGATTTAGGAACTGATAGATGCGCTGAAATTACAGGGTCTGGTAATAATACAAGCGCTATGGGTGTTGAAGGAATGGGAACCACCTTTATACAAACAGTTGATGTATCTGAACTCGATATAAAATATGGAGGTAGAACTAACTATTCTATCAAAGTTGATAAGCAAGATGCTCAAGATAGAATATATATGCATATTACAGGAAGAGACGGAACTACTGATGTATTTAGTGGTACTGATATTTTATCGGAGTCGGGTGTTAATAGTGGTTATCAAGTATACGAAAGTGGCTTTGATTTTTCAGGCACCATTACAAATTTAATTATAGAGGTAGGCGGACGTGATGTGAATTTAGCCGTGGGCCCAGTTTTTGATGACGTAAGCATTCGTGTGTTATACAACACTATTTCTACAATAGTGCAACAAACGATTACATCTGTAGAAATGTGGGTTGCTTACGGTGGTAGTACCGAAACAGAAGTTATAGATATTGTAGAAGATTTTTTTGATCATAATGATTTTGTAGAAAAACCAGGTGGTGAAATAGATATACAACCAATTGAAGAACCAGATACAGAAGTTTCTTACGAAATGGTTGAAATGGAAATGGAAATGGAAATGCCTGTCATGGAGGTAGAAATACCAGAGATGGAAATAGAAATGCCAGAAATAGAAGTGGCGAGTGTTGAGACAGAGATAGAAGCAGAGATGGAAATGGAAATGGAGATGCCTAAACCAGAGGTAAATGAGCCAGATCCACAACCAGAGGAGGTACAAAATGAACCTACTGAAGAAGATACTACAGAGCCTGAACCTAAAACGCAGGAGGAGCCTAAGCAGGAAGAAAGCGCACCAGAGGCTACTGAAAATGAAACTGAAGAAGTTGAGGCTGAGGAAGTAGAAGAAAAAGAAGAACCTAAAAAAGAAGAAAGTAAAAAAGAAGTGGCGGCGAAAAAAATATTAGAGAAGATGGGTGATAAAGGTAGATATGATTCAGCAAATCAGTTAAAAACATTAATTGTGATGCAAGTATTAGGTAATTCAAAATCATTCTTTGATTCACAAAAACAACTGAATGATATTGAAGGATTTTTTACAGATCAGTTTATTCCTGATGCTGAACTTACAACAAACAATATAGCACAATATTTCTTGTTTGCAGGAAGTGATGGGCTAATGAACGAAATGGTGATGCAACAGTGGCAGAATTAGAATTTGCGGGTTTAAAGTTTAAAGGCGGAAAGATAGTCGTTGTCTTAACAGCACTAGGTACATTGCTTGGTGGAGCATGGGGCGCGTTTGAATTTTATAAGGATTATCTAACGATGAAAGATACCATATCTCAATATGTCAGCCCTGACCTTTCAGGCTTTGATAAACGTATAGATTTAGTACAACAAGAAGTAGAAATGCTACAGAGTGAAATGAGTATGATTCTAGAAGAAGTTGGATTAGTGGCAGATGTAGCTAAAGAATTAAAAAACGATTTAAAAGGTGATGTGAGACGTATTGAAACAATTGTTGAGGATGTAGAGACAAGAGTAAAAGAAGATTCTAGATCAAATGAAAAAGACTTAAAATTAACGGTGGATGGTATTGAGTCCGATATGCAAAAATTAGAAAATGAATTAAATGAAGCCATGACAGAATTGCAAGAGAGCATTGATAAACAAATCAAACTAACTCTCGCTAATCCTTTATCTCAAATGAAGTAATGGTAGCTAAACTCCCAAATAACCAATACTTTACACCTATTAAAAAAAGAACTAGTATAGGTAATTCTTCACGCAGTAGGCCGAAGAATAAAAATAAAAGACGTCAACACGTTAAATATAGAGGTCAAGGTCATGGGTAAATTATGTGCTAGAGGAAAAGCTGCAGCTAAAAGAAAATATGATGTTTACCCATCAGCTTACGCTAACATGTATGCTTCTGCAGTTTGTTCTGGAAAAGTAAAATCAAAAGCTAATGGAGGAGCAATTGCTTCCAACAAACTTTCGCAAAAAAGAAAAAAGGTTTCTCATCTTAACAAGGGTGGTATTGCAAGAGGATGTGGAGGAGTCATGGAGAAAAAACGTAAAAGAACAGCAGTTACATAATGTCTTTAAGAGAATGGGTAAAAGAAAAATGGGTTGATATAGGATCTCCAAAAAAAAATGGAAAGTATCAACCTTGCGGCAGAAAAAGTAGTAAGGGAAGTAAAAGAAAATATCCTAAATGTGTTCCTTTAGCAAAAGCTAGTAAAATGTCAGAAAATCAAAAACGTTCTGCTGTATCAAGAAAAAGAAAAGCAGGTAATCCTGGTGGTAAACCTACGAATGTAAAAACATTTGCAGCAACGGGAGGATTTATATCTAAAGAAAGAAGAGCAGGGGCAGCTGTAAGAGGCTTTAATTTTAAAGGTGTATTCTAAAAAAAAAATAATAAACGACGTTCGTAAATGGTCTGAACACTTTCTTGAAATACCTAATAAACATTTAGGTGGTTTTCCCGCATGTCCTTTTGCAAAGAAAACATGGCAGGATAATAAAGTTATTATTGAAGTAAAGAGAAAGAACAAATGGTATAAAACAGAACTTAACGCTCAATTAAAACAATTAGATTTTCATGTTCATGAGATATTGATATTTTGTGATCCATACTTTAATTATTCTCTAGAGGAATTTCAGGATATTATTGATGCATACAATAATTGGTATAATGAAAAGGATATATTTTTTATGGGTTTTCATCCCCTCAATCCAGCCAATGAAGAAGAACAAGAGTTTTTGGTTACTCCAAATGGGGAGACCCCACTTGTAGAGAGTGATCTTATGTATTCTATGATGTTGATACAAAAGTTCTCGCAATTACAGGAAGCTTCTGATAAACTACATCGTCAAGGTTACTATAAGAAGTGGCCAAAAGGGTACTATAAAGACGTCGTAGTATCTAGACAAGAAACCTTTAAACGAATATTCGGAGGTCAACATGATGGGTAAGAAAAAAAGAGTCGGTATGATGAAAAAAGGCGGTAAGCCAGTTGTTAAAAAACGTGGCGGCGGCATGATGGAAATGATGGGCGGCGGTTCTGCAAAGAAAAAAGTCGTCAAGAAACGTGGCGGCGGCATGATGAGTGCTAAAAAGAAAAAAGCAAAAAAATAGATGCCAACTTATTCTTCAACATCAGATTTCAATTTATCAATTGATGATATATCAGAAGAAGCTTTTGAACGATGCGGTCTACAAATTCGTAGTGGCTACGATATAAAGACCGCACGACGTTCTCTTAATTTAATGTTAGCTGAATGGGCTAATAGAGGATTGAACCTTTGGACAATTCAAAAACAAGAAAAAACATTAGCGGCTAATACAACAGCTTTAACTGGAACTAATTTATTTGGATCTGGTGCAGATGATAGTCAACAGATTGTTGATATTACTGATGTTATTATTCGTGATTCAAGTAATAATGATTATTCAACATCAAGTATAAGTAGAGCTACGTATTGGAACTATACTGTTAAAACGACCAGCGGACGACCAACTCAATACTATTTTGAACGTACGATAAACCCAACACTATATCTATATCCTGCTGCAGATTCAGCATACACTCTAATATATTATGCTCTTGTTCGGATGAAGGACTCGGGCGATTACACGAATAATAATGAGATTCCTTTTCGATTTCTTCCATGTTTATCTGCTGGATTAGCTTATTACATAGCTATGAAAAAAGCGCCAGACAGAATTCAATTATTAAAACAAATTTATGAAGATGAGTTCCAACGAGCGGCGGATCAAGATGGTGAAAGAACAAGTTTATTTTTGACTCCTAAAACATATCTTCCAGGAGTCTAAATGGCTAGATATGCATCAGGTAAATTTGCACAGCGAATATCTGATCGTTCAGGTATGGCATTTCCTTATAATGAAATGGTGCAAGAATGGAATGGTTCATGGGTACATATTAGTGAATTTGAGCCTAAACATCCGCAGCTAGAGCCTTTACCAAAAGTATCTGATCCACAATCTTTACAATATGCTAAAGCACAAAAAATTAGTGCTATTGTTCCTTTAACCAATAACCTTTATGCTAGAAATATATTCGGTGTCAAAAAACAAACCATATCACAGTTTAATCCAATACCATCTCCAGGAGCTTATGAGACAGTGATTGTCAATACAATGCAACCTTTAGAAGGGACAGATCAAGAGAATAAAGATATAGAAATTAAATCATTTTTAGGTACAATAACGGTGAGTATAACATGACAACTTATTCAGAATTATTAACACAAATTAGAGATTACACAGAAACATCTAGTGATGTTTTAACAGATACTATTCTTGATGATTTTATTCAACATGCCGAAAAACGTATATTTAGAGATATTGATTTAGATGTATATAGGTCCTATCAATTTGCTAGTCTGACACAAGGTAATCCTTTTGTCACCTTACCTGGTGCAGATACAGGACAATTAGCCTTTATCAGATCAGCACAGATATATCCAGCAACAGGAACACCTACTCGTGATTATTTGGAGCAAAAAGATATTTCCTATATGAATGAATATTGGCCAGATCGAACATCTCAAGCGCAACCTAAATATTACGCAATGTGGGATCAAGACACAATATATCTTGCACCTACACCAAATTCCAATTATAATATTGAATTAGCTTTGAACAAGCAAGAAACTGGATTATCCTCATCTAATACAACAACTTGGGTGAGTACAAATGCTCCAAGAGTTCTTTTATATGCTTGCCTATCGGAGGCATATAAGTTCTTAAAAGGACCAGATAATCTTTTAGCTTTCTATGAACAAGGCTATCAACAAGCACTACAAGGCTTGCAACTTGAACAACAAGGTAGAAGAAGACGTGACGAATACTCTGATGGTGTTCTCCGTTTTCCTCTTGAATCGAAACAACCATAAGGAGATAAAACATGGCAATATCGTCTGCAATATGCAACACTTTTAAGAGAGATCTTTTAAAAGGGTTTCATGATTTTGACTCGTCTGGTGGAGATACCTTCAAGATTGCATTATTTACTTCATCTGCAAGCTTAGGAGCTTCTACTACAGATTATTCAACTACTAACGAAATAACAAACACATCTGGCTCTGCTTACACAGCAGGTGGTGAAACACTAACTAATAATGGTGTAACAGGTGGATCAGGAGCATCAACAGCTTTTGTTGATTTCGCTGACGCTCAATGGACTTCAGCTAGCTTTACCGCTAACGGTGCAATGATCTACAACACACAGACTGATGGTGGCTCAGGTACTACAGATGCCGTTTGTATTTTAGCATTCGGTGGTGACTTTACAGCATCAAACGGTACGTTTACTGTGCAGTTCCCAGCAGCTAATACAAGTGATGCTATTATAAGAATTTCGTAGGGGGACTAAATGGCTTTAGTCCTCAACGATCGTGTTAAAGAAACCACGACTACAACTGGCACAGGAGCGATAACGCTCGCTGGAGCAGTAAGTTCACTTGAAACTTTCGCTGCGGGTGTCGGTAATAGTAATACAACGTATTATGCTATCGTACATCAAACAGCCAATGAGTTTGAAGTGGGTCTTGGTACACTTAACGGCGATAGTTCAACAATAACAAGAACGACAGTTATATCTAGTTCCAACAGTGATTCTGCTGTAAACTTTTCTTCAGGCACAAAAGATGTATTCTGTACATTTCCTGCAAGTAAAACAATGGATATGGTATTAACAGGCCAAGGAGATTTAGCTTACGCTTCTGCAGCAAATACACCTGCACGTTTAGGTATAGGATCGGCTGGTCAAGTATTACAAGTTAATTCTGGTGGTAATGCACCTGAATGGGCTGCATCAAGTGGTGTTAGTGCTGGCTTCGTAATTGCAATGTCGGTGGCACTCTGATACAAGGATATATATGGCACAAGATTTTGAAAACGCAAAAGCAAGAAATATAGGAACCTCGGCTTCTACAATTTTAACCGCTAACTCTGATGATGCCGTTATTGGTATTCGTGTTGCTAATGTTGTAACACAAACAATACAAGTAGACGTATATATCAGCAGTGGTGGTAATGATTATTACCTGGCTAAAAACGTCAGCATCCCTCAAGGATCTAGTATGGAATTTATTGATGGCGGTGCAAAAGTGAATTTATTAACGGGAGACGCTGTAAAGGTGGAAAGCGATACAGCTAGTTCAGCAGATTGTTGGTTATCATATATTGACAGCATAAGCACGTAAGGAGATTAAATGGGTTATATTGGACCAAGAAATAGTGATCAGTTTAAATCCATGTCTACTCAGACAATTACGGGTGATGGGTCAGCAACAGCTTTTACCTTAAATACACCTGTAGCAAATTCGTCAGAAATAAGATTTGTTGTCAACAATGTCGTACAAAAACCAGATGTTGATTATACAGCAAGTGGTACACAATTATCTACAGGCTCAAATGTATTGGCAGGTTCCGATGCAGCATATGTTGTAAACGTAGGAGCTGCTGTTGGATCACAAACACCATCTGATGGTAGTGTTGATCACACAGCAATATCTAGTTCATTTAACGGCATGTATTTAAACTTGGCAACAGTGACTTCAACAATTACAGTAGCGTCCACACAAAATGCGTTTGTGGCTGGACCAGTAAACTTTACTAACACCGTAACGGTAGAAGGAACATTAACGGTAATATAATGGGAACTTTATTCGTAGACAAATTAGATCCACAATCAGGAACATCATTAGAGATTGGTAGTTCTGGTGATACAATTACGATTCCTTCAGGAGCGACTATTACAAATAATGGAACGCAAACAGGTTTTGGTGGAGATAATACTCCAATGTTTTTAGTTTATAAAACTTCTAATCAAGAATTATCAGATAATGCTTTTACTAAAGTTACTTTTGACACAGAAGATTTTGATAGTGATTCAGCTTTTGCCTCTGACAAATTTACAGTTCCAAGTGGAAAAGCAGGAAAATATAGATTTGATACTCAACTGTATTGGATAGCTAACAGTAATACATTAGATTTATTTTATGGAACTTTTTATATTAATGGAAGTACTCCAAACATAGTAAATAGAACTGGTAATTCAGTTAATATGTGGAACAATGAAGGTGGTGAACAATGTTTAAGAGTTACTTCAACTTTTAATTTAAGTGAAGGTGATTATGTTGAAGTTTATGGTAAACTAAATGTAAATTCTGGTACTCCAAGATTATATGCATATGGAAATTGGTTTAGCGGTTTCAAATTAATTACATGATAACAATTTTAAAAGGAGGTCTATATGGCAAGTCTATCAACTAAAGTTAAGCTTTATTGTACCGCGAACAGCAAAACGGCTGATTTCGGTCCAGGAGGCAATGTAGCTTTACAGGATGACTCGGACGGTAATGGCCCGTACATAAAAACGTGGAGCGTGGATGGTTTAGATAAACCAACGGACGCAATTCTCGCGAATTATGATACGGCAGGCAATACCGAAGAGACAAACAATACTGTAAAAAGTACAAGAAAAGCGCTTTATGGTGATATTGGCGATCAACTGGATGAGATATTTAAAAATATCGACACGTGGAAAGCACGTATCCAAGGGATCAAAGATGCAAACCCTAAGTCGTAAAGGAGTAAAAATTGAGTAAAGTACAAGTAGATAC